AGCTATGGAATAAAGGAAGGAGACAACCACTATGAAACCAAAAATCAATCAACTCATTAACAAATCAGTTGTACGACTGAAAAGAGGCTCACCAACAGTTTTAACCTGTCTTGGAGTTGCTGGCGTTGTAGCTACTACTGTGTCAGCTGTAAGAGCAACACCTAAAGCAATTGAAAAGATCAGGAAAGACAGCTTGATTAATCACGATGGCGACCCATGCGGATATAGCAAAACAGAAGCTATTAAGTCTGCGTGGGTTTATTATATTCCGTCAACAGTTATAGGAGTTTCTACAATCATTTGTATTGTTGGTGCAAATGTATTAAACCGACATCAACAGGCATCTTTATCAAGTGCATATGCGCTGATTAACAAATCTTACAATGAGTATAAAGAAAAACTCAAGGAATTGTATGGAGAGGAAGCACATCAGAAAATAATTGACTCTATTGCAGCCGAAAAAGCTGAAGATGTGTATATATCTTCTGGTAACTTTTTTGGTACATCGTCATTATCGTTTGGCGAGCGTAACCCAGAAGATATTAGATTATTTTATGATACTTTTTCAAAAAGATATTTTGAAAGCACCGTACCGCAAGTGTTAGAAGCAGAGTATCACTTAAATCGAAACTGGCATTTAGGAGGTGATATCTGTGTAAATGATTTTTACGATTTTTTAGGAATAGAGCACATTGATTGCGGGGATGAACTCGGTTGGTATTGGTCAGACGGAATAGACTGGATTGACTTTAATCATCATAAAACAGTTTTAGATGACGGACTTGAAGTGTATGTTATTGACATGGCATTTTCGCCTAGTATTAACGATGACCCATTCGCATAATTTACAGCCACTATTATGGAAAGGAGGCAACGGGCTATGAATAGTAAAATTATTAGAATCATTGGTCTTGCTGCAACGGTAATCGGATTAGGAGCAAATCTTATTAACGATTGGGCTGATGAGCAGAAGATGAATGAGCAGATTGATAAGAAAGTTAATGAAGCTCTTGCTAAAAGAGACGCAGATGCGAAGGAGTCCTAAAACAAGGACTCTTTTGTTTTATGGAGGTTAAGTATGTCATCAATAGATACAGCTATTGAAATTACTGAATATTGTCTAAAGCAATCAAGAAAAAATAGAGTTGATTGGTGGTATAGCGATAGTTTTGTCAGCAATAGTTACTCTATATGGGCGGCAAAAGAGTTGTTGACACGATTGAATAACAACAGGGATATTCCGCCATTGATAACTCTTGAAAATTTTGAAGAGTTAATGGATGAGTACGCCTGCAAAAACATCAACAACAGTTTTTTATTTTCGTGTGCTAAAGATATGGCACGATGGATCATTGATTTATTAATCGCATAAAGCGATATTTTGAAAGGAGATTAACATTATGTGTAAAAGACAAATGACATTAGGAGAAGAAATTATTGGATTATCAACAAGAGGGATTGACACACCTACAGTAGAAAGAATGTACAGAAAGTATATTGAAATGACTGCTGATAAAGAGTCAAAAGAAGCTATGAGAGCGTATTGCATTAATGATGAACTTGCAATTAAAGAATTTATTAATTCATTATTCGGAGTACCTGCAAAGTCCGACTTAAAAGATGCTGAGGTAGGAGATAAGACAACAATTAAGTTGGATGGATTGGGAGAATTTGCAGCAACAGTACACAAGGTTACAGACGATAAGGTTATGCTTATTTTCGATGATTATGTAGCTGAGAGACCTATGAATGAGTCAGACACAAATAAGGGCGGATTTGAAGACTCTGATTTGAATAAATGGTTACATACAGAGTTCGTAAAGGCATTACCTTATTCAATTAGAGCAAGACTTACTGATGTAACTATTCCGACAGTAGGTGAGATGTTTGGCTGGGACGACGAGTGGAATAGAAATTACTTTGAGGCTGATAATGACAAACAGCTTCCACTTATGAAGCGGAGACGCAATCGAGTTGCTTATTATAACAATGAGTGTGAGTGCGGATGGCTCCGTAATGCTACCAAGAAAGAATTTTCTGCGGCTTATTTCGCTGTTGTGAACGGCAATGGCAATGCGCACTACGGCAACGCTTCGGGCTCTCTTGGGGTTCGTCCGGAAATCTGGTTGGTTAAGTAAAAATCCCCTCCCCTTGTGGGCGGGGTAATCTATAGGAAAGGAAGTAAAAAAAATGCATAAACCCAATATTAAAGCGGCATATAATGCAGTGAAAAAATCAACCATAAAACACAGTCCGGAAATATTGACCGGAATAGGTATTGCCGGAATGGTAACAACAACTGTGATGGCTGTAAGAGCAACACCGAAGGCATTGGAATTGTTAAAAAAAGAAGAAGACTATAGAAAAATAGATATGGAAAATGGTATTCAAGAGCAATTCACTTCGGAAAAGATATCAAATATTGATGCTATTAAAATTTGTTGGAAATGTTATATTCCAGTAGCTATAACAGGTAGTTTATCTATTGCTTGTCTGATTGGAGCAAGTTCAGTAAATGTCAGAAGAAATGCCGCACTGGCTACGGCATATTCTATAGCTGAAACATCACTCAAGGAATATCAGAACAAAGTTGTTGAAACGATTGGAGAAAAGAAAGAGCAGACTATCAGAGATGCCGTTGCAAAAGAGAAAATTGAAGCGCATCCGGCAAAAGAAAGCGAAATTATATTTGTTGGAGATGGTGAGACTCTTTGCTACGATGTATTATCCGGACGATATTTCAAGTCAAAAATTGACAGGATTAAGAAAGCTGAGAATGACTTGAACAGAAGGATGCGAGATGAAATGTATATTTCTCTTAATGAATTCTATTACGAGATTGGTTTACCATCTATTAAAATCGGCGAAGATATTGGATGGAATATTGACAGAGAAGGATATATAGACCTTCGTTTTAGTTCACAGCTTAATGATAACGATGAACCTGTATTTGTAATAGATTACGGATGTGGACCTAGATATGACTATAGAAACTTGATGTAGGTTCGCAAAAATTACAGCCACTATTATGGAAAGAATAACAAATTTTTAATCTGAAAGGAGATTAACATTATGGAAACAAATGAAATCATGAACAACGAAGAGGTTATGGACACAACAGAGGAAATCGTAAAGACAGCTTCCAAAGGAGGATTCAGTAAGGTAGCAACTATCGGTGTGGCTATGATTGCAGGCGGTTTAGCTTACAAGTTCGTAGTAGCACCAGCAGTTAGTAAACTGAAGGAAATGAAAGCGCGTAAAGGGTTTCGTGTTGTCGAGAATGGGAACTCAATTGAAGATGAAAACACTGAAACAGTTGATGAGAATGATTCTGAAAATTAAAGAATTATTATTCTGACAGGAGAGAGGGAGAGTACCTATAACAAGGTGCTTTCTCTCTTATTTTTTATTGTGGAGGTATTGTTATGAACCAGTATGCTTATAATGGTCCAGTTATGGAATTCGGCAAGTGTATTGCTAATAATTGGGCGGGGTCTACATACGCGACATCTGAAAAGAAAGCAAAGAGTAATTTAGCGTATCAGTTTAAGAAAAATAATAACCGTATGCCAGCATCGAAAATTACTTTGCCTGGGGAATTAATGGTTATCAATTAGGAGGAAAAGGATGGAAGAATACAAGTCCAACTCACATAAATCGAGAGAACGAGCGAAAGCTGAACTACCAGAAAAGAAGGTAGAAAAAATTGTATCCGGTTCTGTTAAGACAAAGAAAAAGAGCGGAATTAATAAACTTGCAGGGATATTTGTTCCGGAAGATGTAGATAACGTAAAAAGCTACATTTTTGAGGATATCGTTGTGCCTGCCGTAAAGGATATTATTCTTGATGCCGTTAAAGCAGTTCTTGGAGTTAAGGGTTCTGGAGGCAGAAGATCTACGGCAAGTAAAGTATCTTATCGTAAGTATTACGAAGACCCAGCACAGAACGGCAGAAGAAATTACAATGCACAGAGTTCTATTGGCGGTTGCGATTTCGATGATATTTACTTTAACACCAGAACTGAAGCGGAAAATGTATTAGCTGCTATGGACGAAATCGTTGCAAGTTACAGAATTGTAAGTGTTGCAGATTATTTCGATTTGGTTGGTATTGACGGTCCGTGGACAGGAAATAACTACGGCTGGACTGATAATATCAGAAATGCAAGAGTTGTTAATACTAGGGATGGATATACTATCAAGTTCCCAAGAGCAAACCCAATAGATTAGGAGGCAGATTATGTACGAGTCAAAAGATGTCATGGTATCACATCCAGCTCATTATCAGAGTGAAACTGGATTAGAGGTAATTGATGTTATTGAGGCATTTACATTTGATTTGAAAGGCATTGAAGCTACTGACACTGGAAATGTACTCAAATATATGTGCCGTTGGAAAAATAAGAACGGCATACAGGACTTAGAAAAAGCGAGATGGTATTTAGAGCATCTCATTGATCATGTAAAACTTTTAGAAGAGGAGAACAAATAATCATGAAAAAAAATGAAATCATTGCAAAAGTAACAACCGTTGTAAATACAGCAACTATTAAAGTAAAAAAGCATAGCCCAGAAATTCTTATCGTAGCTGGTGTTGTTGGAACAGTTGCAAGTGCAGTAATGGCTTGTAAAGCGACAACAAAATTAAGTACGGTATTAGAAGAGCATAAAAAAGATGTGGATGCTGTGCATGAATGCTCTGAAAACGAGGAAATCAAAGCGGACTATTCACAGGAAGATGCAAAGAAAGATTTGACTATCATTTACGCACAGACTGGAGTAAAGCTTGTTAAGTTATATGCTCCGGCTATTGCATTAGGTGCATTATCACTTACAAGTATTGTGGCATCTAATAATATTCTCAGAAAGAGAAATGTAGCTTTGGCTGCAGCATACGCAACTGTCGATAAGTCTTTCAAAGAATATCGTAATCGTGTTGTTGAAAGATTTGGAGAGCAGGTTGATAAGGAACTGAAATATGATATTAAGGCAAAGAAATTCGAGGAAACTGTAAAAGACCCGGAGACAGGTAAAGAGAAGAAAGTAAAATCTACTGTCAATGTGGCAAAGGCAGACAGCGGATATGCAAGATTCTTTGACGAGACTTGCAAGGGATATGAGAAAGATACACAGTACAATTTACTTATGTTACGCGGACAGCAGCAGTATGCAAATGATCTTTTACATGCCAGAGGATATGTGTTCTTAAATGATGTATACGATATGCTTGGAATTGACAGAACTAAGGAAGGTCAGATTGTAGGCTGGGTATATAACAAGAACAATGAAGTTGGTGATAACTTCGTAGATTTTGGCATCTTAGAAACAAACAGAGAGACAGAAGACGGATCATATGAGCCAGCTATTTTATTAGATTTCAATGTGGATGGCAATATATTAGATCTGATTTAAACGGAGAATTTGCATATGAAAAAAATAATTTGGATGATACTACTGATAATTGCCAGTTCTTTTTGCATAGCAGCATCGCCAATTACGACAAGTGAAAACGATGAAATTACAGGTAAAGAAGTAATTGAGGTTGTCAAAACTGAGGTGGTTGAAGAAGTATCATTTAGTCCGAAGGAGGAAGTAGTAGTGCAAGAGCAAGCACCTCAAGATGTTGTTTGTGAAATTGATACCGATATTTCAAATGATGATATCGAGTTGGTAGCTCTTGTTACTATGGCTGAAGCTGAGGGAGAATGCGAAGAAGGCAAACGATTGGTCATTGATACAATTTTAAATCGTGTTGATTCTGCTTCTTTTCCTAATACAGTTTATGAAGTAGTTTATCAGCCAAGTCAATTTTCTTCTATGTGGAATGGACGAGTCAACAGATGCTATATTGACGATTATATTTGTCAGCTTGTAGTCGAAGAGCTTCGTAACCGAAAGAATTACGATGTTATATTCTTTACAGCTGATAGATATGGAAACTATGGAACACCTATGTTTCAGATTGGAAACCACTATTTTTCAAGTGGAGAATAGAAAGGAGAATTGTTATGCATGTAGTAGGATTAACATTATCAGCAGTTGCAGGAATTTGCTTTTGGAGCGGTCTGGCTGTTTTATTCGGTGGAAAGGACCACTAATTATGGAAGAAATCGGTAACTTCATATCAATGATGGATTATATTCTTGATACCCATCGAAAAAGACATATTACAGGAGGCATTCTGTTGAGTGCCTCTTTACTTTTTGGCGGTTTAGCATTAACCGTTATGACTATCAAGACAGAGGAGGATAATAATGAATAGTAAAGTAGCATTTATTATTGGTTCTGTAGTTGGCGTTGGAATTGGTGTGGCTGGTACATACTCATATTTTAAAGATAAGTACGAGAAGCTCGCAGAGGAAGACTTCAATTCAAGAAGAGTATTTGATGAGGATAAAAAAGACGAACCAGTAGAGCCTGTTGTTGAAAAAACTGCTGACAGTAGAACTGTAGATAAACCGAGTATTGCTGCATATTCAGCAATATTACAGAAGGAAGGCTATGTGAATTATAGCGATATGCAAGATAAAAAACAGAAGCAGGAAATTGCTGTTGACAGACCATATGTTATACAGCCGTCAGATTTTGGAGAGTTTGATGATTACGAAAAAATAAGTCTTACATATACGGCTGACGGAGTGTTACTAGATGATATGAATGAAATTGTGGATGATATTGAAGAAACTGTTGGGGAAGATTCGCTTGAGCATTTCGGAGAGTATGAGGATGACTCCGTCTATGTGAGAAACGATGCTAAGAAATGCGATTATGAAATTCTGTTAGACCAGAGAAACTATCAGGAAATTTTTGAAACTCATCCACATAGAACGGAGATGTAATGACCAGAGACGAATTAAAATTTGATTATTTCGATTGGATGTATGGTCTGGTATGTGATACAAAATAGCCGAAGAAATTATCATATAGAAAGCTATTAAATTTTCTCCACAATATGGATTTCACATATCAGCTTACTATGGACAGCAATCGATTTGAGGACGGTATTGAACTACGTTATCGATTTGGATACGAGAACGGATATGACTGCTCTGTTATAGCGAATTATCTGGATGATAGTCCATGTAGCGTATTGGAGATGCTAATAGCACTTTCAATTCGTTTAGAGGAACATATTATGGACGACCCAGAGATTGGCGACAGAACAGGACAATGGTTCTGGAATATGATTACTAATCTTGGGCTGGGCTCTATGGATGACAGAAAATTTAATGAGAATCGTGTTGAAGATATTGTAACAAGATTTTTAGAGAGGCAGTATGAGCCAGATGGGCAAGGCGGATTATTCACACTTGAAAATTGTCACTATGACTTGAGAAAAGTGGAAATTTGGTATCAGGCATGTTGGTATCTTGACAGTATTACTTGATTTGAAAGGAGATTACTTATTATGAACGATTTAGTAAGTTATATTTTTAGAAATATGGATGCTACAGATAAGCATCTTATACACATTTACAAAGCACTGGTGCATCAGAACAAATTTAATAAGGCTGCAACATTATTTGGTGTTGTTGCAGGTTTGAACCTATTGACAATGCGTGCTGAGAGTAAAAGAATGCAGCAGGAAATCGTAGCTTTGCGAAAAGAAATTGATGAGTTGAACGAATCGGAAGGAGTATAAAAATGTGATGTTGGATTTTATGGTGGTTTCAACGCGTAGTACAAAGCGCGGAACAATAGAAATCTATCCAAAGTTCCTTATAAAAAAAAGCACAGATCTTATGATTCGAGGTGGTGATTTTTACGCTATCTGGATAGAAGAACGTGGTTTATGGTCTACTGACGAACAGGATGCTTTACAACTTATAGACCGCGAACTGGATAGATATGCTGAGGAGAATCGCCAACGCTTTAACTCAGATATTAAAGTCCTGCATATGTGGGACGCTGAGAGCGGAATGATTGACTCTTGGCATAAATACTGTCAGAAGCAATTACGAGACAGTTTTCATACGCTTGATGATAAACTTATATTTTCCAATACGGAAACGACGAAAAAGGATTATGCAAGCAAGCGACTCAATTATCCTCTTGAAGAGGGGGATTTAACAGCATACGAAAAACTGATTAGCACTTTATATTCTCCGGAAGAACGAATGAAAATAGAGTGGGCTATCGGTTCCATAGTATGTGGTGAATCGCAGAAATTACAGAAATTTCTTGTACTATACGGAGCAGCTGGTACAGGTAAATCAACAATTTTAAATATTATTCAACAGTTATTTGAGGGTTACTATTCAGTCTTTGACGCGAAAGCATTGGGGTCTAGTAGTAACTCTTTTGCGTTAGAAGCATTTAAAAGCAATCCGTTAGTAGCTATTCAGCATGATGGAGATTTATCAAGGATTGAAGACAATACGAGGCTTAACAGCTTAGTATCTCATGAGTTGATGACTGTAAATGAAAAATTCAAATCGACATATGCGAACCGCTTCAAATGTTTCTTATTTATGGGAACTAATAAACCGGTACGTATCACAGATGCAAAATCCGGTCTTATAAGACGATTGATTGATGTATCTCCATCTGGAAATAAATTGAATCCAAAGGAATATAAAACAATCGTGAAACAGGTCGGCTTTGAACTCGGAGCTATTGCGTATCATTGCCAGGAAATATATTTGGATAATCCTGGCAGATACGATGATTATATTCCAATTTCAATGCTTGGTGCATCTAACGATTTCTATAACTTTATAGCTGATTCTTATTATGTGTTTAAAAAAGAAGATGGAACAACGCTTAAGGCAGCATGGGAAATGTATAAGAATTACTGCGATGAAGCGAAAGTTGGTTATCCGTTATCGAGACGCGCCTTCCAGGAAGAATTGAAGAACTATTTCAAGGATTTCCAGGAGAGATTTAACTTTGATGACGGTTCAAGAGTACGAAGCTATTACATAGGATTCAGAACAGATAAGTTTGAAAGTGATACTCAAACAAAGAAAAAAGAGACACCAAAAACTTATCAGATAGAGTTCAAAGAACAGGAGTCAATATTTGATTCTGTATGTGCAGATTGTCCAGCACAATATGCTTCACAAAATGAAACCCCACAGCAGAAATGGGAAAAAGTAAAAACAAAATTATCTGCTCTGGATACATCACAAATTCATTATGTGAAAGTTCCAGAAAATCATATTATTGTAGATTTTGATATTCCAGATGAAACGGGAAATAAATCTTTCGAAAAGAATTTGGAAGCCGCCAGTAAGTTGCCACCGACTTATGCAGAGTTGAGTAAAAGTGGTCAAGGGATACATCTCCATTATTTATATTCTGGAGACCCTTCTCAGCTAAGCAGAATCTACGATGACCATATAGAGGTAAAGGTATTTACAGGTAAAAGTTCGTTAAGAAGAAAACTAACGAAATGCAACGATTTACCAATAGCTACTATATCCTCTGGGTTACCAATGAAAGGAGAAGACAAAATGGTAAATTTTGATGCCATAAAAAGCGAGAAAGGACTTAGGACACTTATAAAGAGAAATCTCAATAAGGAAATCCACCCAGGAACTAAGCCAAGTATCGATTTCATATACAAAATATTGGAGGATGCTCATAGTAGTGAACTCAAATATGATGTAACAGATATGCGAAATGCGGTATTAGCATTTGCAGCGAACAGCTCTCATCAGGCAGAGTATTGTATTAAGCTCGTCAACAAGATGCAGTTTAAATCGGAAGAAAATTCAAATGCTGTAAAGAATGATGATGCAAAGCTTGTATTCTATGATATTGAGGTATTTCCGAACCTGTTTCTGGTCAACTGGAAAATCGAGGGCGAGGGAAAGCCTGTTGTTAGAATGATTAATCCGACCCCAAGCGAAATTGAGGAATTAATACAGCTTAGATTGGTCGGATTTAACTGTCGACGATATGATAATCATATTATGTACGCCAGATTGATGGGATATACAAACGAACAACTGTTTAACTTATCACAAAAGATTATTAATAACAGTCCAAATTGTTTCTTCGGAGAAGCCTACAATATTTCATTCACAGATGTATATGATTTCTGTTCAAAGAAGCAATCTCTTAAGAAGTGGGAAATTAAGCTGAGTAACATGGCTAATGATCCGCATTCGAAGATGGACGATGAAGTCAGAGCATTATGTAAAAAGATAAAGCATCACGAGCTTGGACTTCCTTGGGACCAGCCTGTTCCAGAAGAACTTTGGACAAAAGTAGCTGAATATTGTGATGATGATGTTATCGCCACAGAGGCTACATACAAAGCAAATCTTGGTGATTTCGTTGCCAGAGAGATTTTGGCAGAGTTAGCTAATGGTTCAGTAAATGATACTACCAATAGTTTGACTACAAAATTTATATTTGGAAAGAACCGTAATCCTCAGAGTGAATTTATGTATAGAGATTTGTCTGAGCCGGTTACGGAATTACCAGATGATGTGTTAGCATTCTTAAAAGAGGCAAAACCGGAGATGATGGCTGAGCCATTCCACGGACCCAAAGGTGATAGTTTATTACCATATTTCCCAGACTATAGATTCGAGAACGGAAAATCCCTTTACAGAGGTGAGGAAGTTGGAGAAGGCGGAGAAGTATGGGCGGCTCCTGGAATGTACGGACGTTCAGAAACAGAAGATGTTGGTTCGATGCATCCTAACTCAGCTATATCAGAGTGCTTATTTGGACCAGATTTCACAAAGAGGTTCAAAGATATTTTGGACATTCGTATCTATATTAAGCATGGTGATTTCGATATGGTACGAGATATGTTTGAAGGTGCATTAGCCAAATATCTTGATGATACAGGTAAGGCAAAGGCACTGACTCAAGCATTGAAGATTGCGATTAATTCTGTGTACGGATTAACAGCCGCAGGATTTATGAATGCCTTCAGAGACTCAAGGAATAAGGATAATATTGTAGCAAAGCGAGGAGCTTTGTTTATGATTGACCTTAGACATGAAGTTGAAACACAGGGATACAAAGTAATTCACATTAAGACGGACTCTATTAAGATTGAAAATCCGGATGATTATATTCTTGATTTCATTTGTAAGTATGGCAAACGTCACGGATATGATTTCGAGGTAGAGCATATATTTGACAGGATTTGCTTGGTCAACAATGCTGTATATGTTGCAAAATTGGCTGACGATGATCCGGAAAAACCAGGAACATGGACCGCTACAGGAACTCAGTTTCAGATTCCTTATGTATTTAAGTGTCTCTTTAGTAAAGAGGATATTAAATTCGAGGATATGTGTGAAACGAAGTCTGTAAGCGGTTCTTTATATTTGGACTTAAATGAGGACTTACCGGATGTGTCTCAATATGAAAAAGAATTTAGTAAAGCTGAAAGCGATTTCAAGAAAGGGCTGCTATCAGATACAACATTTGAAAGCACCTGCCAGAAATTAAATCCGCTTATTGCAGAGGGACACAATTATCGATTTATCGGAAAAGTTGGACAGTTCTGTCCGATTAAAGACGGATGCGGTGGTGGATTACTTATGCGTGAGAAAGACGGTAAATATTATGCCGCAACAGGTACAAAGGGATATAGATGGCTGGAATCTGAGATGGTCAGAGAACTTGATAAAGTTGATGACATTGACAGGTCTTACTATGACAAACTTGTGAATGAGGCAGTAGATACTATTTCTCAATATGGTGATTTTGAAATGTTTGTGTCGGATGACCCATTTATAACGGAGAAGAAGCAGAATACACCAAAGCTTATGCCTTGCGGAGATGCTAAATACGCAACTTGCTTTGACTGTCCGCACTTCAATGATGACGCATATCATATGGATTGTGAAAAAAATTATGATATTTCAGAAGTGATTTCAAGTCAGGTGATGAATCCACCTGTAGAAACTAAATAACAATTAAAGGAGATTTTTATCATGGCTAATAAAGCAGTAGGAAACATTAAAATTGAAGGGGCTCACATTATGTTTAGAAACTTCAGAGGGGAAGAGTCTAAGTACAATCGTGCTGGAGACAGAAACTTCTGCGTACTTATCGAAGATGACATGGATGTTGAGCAGTTATCAAATGATGGATGGAATGTAAGAATTCTTGAGCCTAGAGATGAGGGAGATGAGCCAAAGCATTATATTCAGGTCGCTGTAAGTTACAAGAACATTCCACCAAAGATTTATATGGTTACTAGAAGAACAACTACTGAATTAGATGAGGATTCTATCAGCACATTAGATTTCGCTGAAATCAGTAATGTTGATTTGGTAATTAGACCATATTCCTGGGAAGTAAATGGAAAGACTGGAATTAAGGCATATGTTAAGACGATGTATGTAACTATCGAAGAGGATGAGTTTGCTGAAAAATATGCAAGAGAAGAAGCTCCGGTAGAGGACGAGGTTCCATTCCATTAAAATCTGCGGGTGTCAGCTAATTATGGTTGGCACCCATTTATATTTTGAAAGGAGATAATCATGGGCGAAACTGACAAGATTGAAGACCGAATAGTAAAAGAAGAAATCAGCAATGCAATCAGTGCATTACAGAAATTAGAAAAGGCTGTAATGTACATTTCACGACAGCTTGTAGAAAAAAGTAATAATATTGATGATTTGCAGGCACTATCTAATATTGCTGATGGTGATTATTTTAATTATTCAGGAGATGATATTTCATCTGAGACTTTTAGATGGTGATTATATTTTGAAAGGAGACGCATATGTTCTTTAAGAAAAAACCGAAGCCACCGGTTAAGAAAGTCACAAAGAAATGGGAACAATGGGAACCGACAATTGATTTGTCGAACATTGATAAGAAGAAAACGGTTGAACCAAAACAAAAAGTAGAAATAAAAACAGAAAAAATGCCGGTTTGGACATATTCAAAAGACTTTCTGAATGAGTTTAATAAACTGACAAGAACTCATAGACCATTTGATGTTTGGAGAGATTTTGTGATCATGTTTGCTTGTGCAATATCAAATCCTCTTGATAAATTTCATTATAAAGACAGAGAGGAAAGATATTTGAGTATCATTCATAAATACAGTAAGGACGAACAGATGATATTTCCTAAACTGGCTGCATATACAACGATGGCTTTGGATGCTAATCCAGAACAGGATTTCTTAGGGAAAATGTTTATGGATTTAGGACTTGGTAACAATTCAGCCGGTCAGTTCTTCACACCATATTCAGTTTGTCAGTTGATGGCAGATGTTGTTACTAGCGATTTAGATAATAATCTTCAAGATAAGTTGGAAAAGCAAGGTTATATTTCTCTTGCCGATGAATGCTGTGGAGCAGGAGCAACCCTTATAGCTGCTATTAATACTATTAAAAGAAAGATGGAAAAAGCAATGCCATCGATGAACTTTCAAAGACATTTACTAGTTGTCGGACAGGATATTGATGAAACAGTTGCTCTTATGTGCTATATACAAATTTCTTTACTTGGTGTAGCTGGTTATATAAAAGTTGGAAATTCTATAACAGATCCGATGACCACGGATGACGATAAGAGCAAATACTGGTATACACCTATGTACTTTTCGAATATTTGGGTGATTAGAAGATTTTAATAACAAAGAAAGGATGACACCATATGAAAAAGAAATATTCAATTTCTCAGAAAAAGTGCGAGCAGGGACTGGTAGCTTTTTATGGTTATGTAGCCGAGATATGCAATATAGAAGTTACAGAAAAGAGCACATTTGATTGCACAAAGATTTGTGTAACGAAACCTGTGCAGGATTCCATAATACGATATTATTCTGAATATCAGAAATTATCAGATGAAGAAATCGGTACAAAATTGCTTCTGTGCGGACCTAAAGCAAATCTCATAGGTGCTGGATACGAAGTTGAAGTTGAGGATGGTTTTGTCATTGAGGGTAAATAAATGGCAGGTGTTACATTAAGAAACTATCAATTAGATGCAATAAAAAGGATGAAAACAGGTTGCATTTTATGTGGTGGTGTTGGAAGTGGAAAATCCTTAACTTCAATAGCTTATTACTATGTGCGAAATGGTGGAATTATTGGGACTGATATTTATGAACCAATGGATGACCCACCTAAAGATTTGTACATTATAACGACCGCCAGAAAGCGTGATACTTGTGAATGGGATGGGGAATTAGCACCATTTTTATTGTCTACACATGATGATGTGAATTTATATTCTAACAAAGTGATTGTGGATTCATGGAATAATGTGAAGAAGTATTCAGATGTAAAAGACGCTTTCTTTATATTTGATGAACAAAGAGTCGTTGGAAGCGGAACATGGGTAAAGGCATTCTTGAAGATTGCGAAAAGTAACGAGTGGATTTTGTTATCTGCTACACCCGGGGACACTTGGCAAGATTATATACCGGTTTTTGTTGCGAATGGATTCTATAAAAATCGAAGTGAATTTACAAGAGAACATATTGTTTATAGCAGATTTAGCAAGTTTCCGAAGATTGACAGGTATCTTAATACAGAACGTTTAACCAGGCTTCGGAATAAAATTCTTGTTAATATGGATTTCAAACGAGAAACGGTATCTCACCACGAAGATATTTATGTTGGATATGACTCCATTAAATATAAGGAAGTAACTAAAAATCGATGGGACCCATATAAAAATGAACCCCTCCAGAATGCAGCAGGTCTTTGCTATGTATGGCGGAAGCTTGTAAATATGGATGAATCAAGACAAGTGGCGTTGCTTGAGGTTATGGAGAAGCATTCGAAAGCTATTATATTTTACAACTTTGATTATGAGTTGGAGCTATTGAAAAATATTCTAACAGAATATGAAGTTGCAGAATGGAACGGTCATAAGCATCAACCAGTTCCGACAAGTGATAAATGGGCTTATCTTGTTCAATACAATGCTGGAGCAGAGGGATGGAACTGCATTACAACGGATACAATTATATTCTTCTCACAAAATTATTCTTACAAAATAATGGCTCAATCAGCAGGAAGGATTGACAGAATGAATACACCATTTAAAGACTTATATTATTATCACTTGAAATCTCGCTCTGGAATTGATACAGCCATAGCCAGAGCATTAAAAGAGAAAAAGACGTTTAATGAAAGGAGATACGTAAAATGGTAAACAATTCAGTAAAGGTAGTAGGACAGATACGATTAGGTAGTAGTGTTCTTGATGTATATGGCGATTTGGATGAACCATTGTTCAAGGCAGCAGATATAGCAAATATTATCGAGTATAGTTACGGAAATACGTGGCGAATGCTTGATATGTGTGAGGCTGATGAAAAGCTGAACCTACCAATGGTAGTTGCAGGTCAGAGAAGATCTGTAAGTTTTGTAAATGAGCACGGATTGTATAGTATTCTTTCACAGAGTAGAAAAGAAATTGCCAGAGCTTGGAGAAGGGTTGTTCACGATGAACTTATCAATCTCAGACGAACAAAAGGGTTTGATATTTCCGAGCAGTTTGATGAATGGAACAACGCTATGGACAATATATATTTCGACGAAGCAACCGGACAGCTTATGCAATCAGTCACTACTCCTGGCGGAGATGTAGAACAGATACCATATAAAGGATAGGCGCTTTATGGAGAATTTATATTTTGAAGTTGATTTTGAAAAATATTGCAAGACCTGTGAGCATAAAGACTTGGACGAGAAATGTGACCCTTGTTGTGAGTGTTTAGATCATGGCTGCAATACTCAATCAGAAAGACCTGTAAATTGGAAGGAGAAGAATGAATAAAGGTACAGAAATAGAAAAGGTAATTGCATATTTAGAAAAACGAAAACAAGAAGGATATACACATGTAGCTATAACAACACCAGATAAAATGTATGATTCAAGTATTTTTTATGACGAATGCAGTAGGAAAAATGAAGGTGTGCTGCGTATAGGCTCATCATGTCCGAGGTGTTTAACTTGTTTTAACTATAGTAAGTACCGAAAGGAGGATACTCAATGAGAGATACAGTTTTAGTAAGTATTGATTATGATGATAAGACCAATAAAGGTGTACTGTGTGTTGGAAGACAGTTGCCGAATAAATCTGTTGATATTGTTAATGCGATCGATGGTCCAGAAGCCAAGGAACTGTTTGTAAAGTTAATCACGAAAAAGGCGGTGAAGAAATGAGTTTCCAGTATGACCAATATTTAGCAAATCACAGGGCTAATGTTAAAAGAGGATTTGACTGGCTATGTGAAAATTTACCAGATGTTACGAATAATATTTCAGATGCAGCCTGGCAGATTGAGTTTGCTCACGATAAGTCGAAGGATGAAGAAGACGAGTATAATGCATACGATGAATATTTCTATGGAAATAACAGGTCTTATAAAGTCGTCCAGGATTATGAAAAAGCATGGCTGATACATATTCATAGAAACCCACATCACTGGCAGTATTGGATACTTATTCATGACGATATGGAAAATGGAGAATTAGAGACTATTCTTGAAATGCCATACGATTATATTGTGGAGATGATTTGTGATTGGTGGGCTTTTAGTTGGGCTAAAGGAAATTTGTATGAAATATTTAACTGGTACGCCGAACATTCTGAATTCATGAAACTTGCGCCTAGAACCAGAGAAACTGTTGAGGATATTCTTGATAAGATAAAGAATAGACTGGATGGTTTGGAAGTTGAGCATAGTGGTGTAAAAGGAATGAAGTGGGGTGTTAGAAATGGTCCGCCATATCCTATAAAAGATAACGGACGAGTTGCAACTGTGCAGAAACATGGTACAATAAAAACAACAAAAATACCTAGAGAAAAATTTACAGAATATGCACTTAATCCAGATAAAGCACCGAATAAAGCAAGAGCGTTTAAGTCGGCATTGGGATATACGAAAGATAACGCTGACGAGTTAATTAATAGTATCAATGAACATTTTGATGTTACTAAATTAGAAGAGCGTGGCGATGGCGGATACGGAATGAGGTACCAACAAATCATGAAATTAAAAGGTCCTAATGAAAAAGAAGCAAATGTTCTTACAGCTTGGATAGATGACGGTAATGACGGTATTAAATTAACAAGTGCATATGTTACAAAGAAGGAGGCTTCAGAATGAAAATAAATCTGTATGATAGGGTTATATTAAAAAATGGAAGAAAAGCTTCGATTGTTGAAATCCTAGAAGAAGGTGTCGCATATATTGCTGATGTAGATTTACCTGGTCAGGATTGGGATACAGTAGAAATCAAATATGAAGATATTGAAAGATTAGAATAGAAAAAAATATAGTATATGTGACCCCATGAGTCTTTTATAGGCTTGTGGGTTATTTTTATTTAAAGGAGACGAATACAATGGAAAATAATATTATTGCAGTAGATTTTGATGGAACTTTATGTGAGAACAAATACCCTGATATCGGCGAGCCAAATATGGAACTTATTGATTTCCTTATGAATTGTCAGCTGAATGGAGATAAGGTTATTCTCTGGACTTGTAGAAACGAAGAGCAGACAAAAGCCGCTGTTGACTGGTGTTGGGAGAAAGGGCTTATCTTTGACGCTGTTAATGAGAATCTTCCAGAAATTATTACTGAGTTCGGTGGAGATACCAGAAAGATATTTGCAAATGTTTATATCGATGACAGGAATGTGTCTTTATATTCTTGCAGAGAAAAGACCTCTATGGATTTATGGGCTGAAAATGAGGTGGAGCTGGCTTGCGAACATGAGAAATCTGGCGATGACGGAGACGGATTTTCTGAGTATGGATGTGCTTGCTACAGAAGTGCATTAAAGGCATTTGACAGTCTTATGGAGGATGAACATAGTGGTATGAGTATTGGAATTACTAGAAATATTCTTAACCGCTTAATTGCAGGAAAGCCATTAACACCAATTGTAGATACTGATGATATTTGGGATGCCGGTGCTAGTTTTGAGAAAAATGGAGAGAAATCAATTCAGTGCAAACGAATGAGTTCTTTGTTTAAGCATATCAAAGAAGATGGCTTAATTAGTTACAACGATGTAGCAAGAGCTGTATGTGTGAGTATCAATAACCCGAACAATACTTATCATAGCGGATTAATTGATAAGATTATGGACGAGATGTTTCCTATCACTATGCCATATATGCCGTCAACAAAACCATTCTATGTATATTGTGAGGATTTCTTATATGACACAGAAAATGGGGACTTTGATACCGTTGGCGTATTCTATGTGATTACTCCAAATGGAGAAAAGGTTAAGATTAACCGCTTCTTTGCAGAGAAAGATAATAAGTTTGAAGAGATTGATATTTTCAAATATGACGCAAGAAAAGAGGCTGCGGAGCAATTAAAGAAAGCTAATGTTCAGAGAGGAGCTGGAGAATGAATAGAACTAGATTTATTCAAGGTTTAAATAGTAATATTGAACTTTCTGATAAAGAGAGAAGGCGAGCTATACGAAATAGCATAAATAAGAGACCTTGGAAATTGAATTGCACTATTGCTATGGAGGAATTTGCAGAACTCACACAGCAGGTTAGCAAACAAATTAGAGGTTATGGTGACAGAATTGGACTCATAGAAGAGATGGCAGATGCTTATATTTGCTTGAAACTTCTGGAGTCCATTTTTAATATCTCACCAGAAGATATGCAGAAAGCAATTGATGTGAAGATGGATAGAGAAAGGAAAAGATAATGAATCGAACAACAAAAATTAATGTTCTTGCATATGCTTCACGACCAGAAATGGATATCAACTACTTCGGAGATATTGTGGAATATCAAGGAAAAAGATATTTTGTCAGCCTCTCCGAAGAAGTGGTTGAATTTCGTGGAATTGTGAAAGAAAGTGGTAAAGTAAGCGATATGAAAAATTTGAAAGCGAGGAGGTAATAAAATGATATTTGTAATTAACAGCCTTAAATACGATACTACCAAAATGGAGTTGATATCAACAAAATGTGAATATAAATATACCGGAACGATGCTTAATATGACTCTCAGATATAGTGGAAAAAATGTAAAGATATTCAAAAGTTTAAAAAATCATTGGCTTTTGACATATGAAACAGATTATAAAAATTGTGCAGTCGCATTGTCTGAGGAAGAAGCTAAGAAATATCTTATGCATTATGATTTAGAAGCATATGAAAAATATTTTGGAGAATTGGAGGAAGCGTAAATGATTGAAATTATTAAACCCGGAACCAAAGAGAAAATCAGTTGCAACTCGTGTGGGTGTTTATTCAGTTATGAAAAAGAAGATATAGAAATCGGGCACCCACATAATTTGCATCCTTTAGTAGCTACAGAAAGCAAGTATATAACTTGTCCACAGTGTAACGAAAAAATAGAATTGGAGGCTACAAAATGATGTTATACGTAGTTCATGGAAATACCTATTATTACGGATACGGACATATCGAAAATATATTCGGTATCTATGCGAAAAAAGATGATGCAGAAGCCGCTAAAGAATTAATAACTAAAAAACTCTACGAAAAAGAAATTGCAAGAGGTCAGATGTCTGTTGTTGCAGATATATCAGACGTCGAAGTGGAAATCGCAGAAATTGAAGCAGGCAGACTTGTAGAGATTGAACTTGGAGGGTATTGTGAATGATTAAATTAGAACACGTAGTTCTGGCGAGTCCGGAGCAGATGGAGTTTATTATTGAAGGTATGCGTAATCCTATGAATTCGTGGGAGAAGAGTGATAGTGAGTATTTGGGATGTGAAATTGATGAGACCGATTTAGCTGAGTGGTTTAAATTGGGCAAAAATGACCACTCACTCATGCAGTGTCTCTCCTATGCAGGCACAGAACACAGAAAATTTATGCGAATGATGCCTGTGTATGTTAGAATTACTGCACCTTTATATTGGTGGAAAGAATTTGATACATACAAAGTTGGTACTGTTGCTAACAGTTGTAGTACGATGCACAAGATTGCTGCGAAAGAATTTACGCTGGAGGATTTTTCGACGGAACATCATTATGATGAACGTGAAGTGCCATATTTAGATTTTAGCCCATTGCATGATAATTCTTGTACATATTCCCCATCTGGCATACTTAGCTGCTGCATAATTCCTATGTTGAACTTATGTAGAGAAAGATATTTAGCAGCTCTCAAAACACAAGACAAAACAGGTTTGTCAACAAAGGATCTTTGGTGGCAGATGATTCAGCTTCTTCCGAGCAGTTATAACCAGACGCGCAACGTTATGATGAATTATGAGGTGCTGGTAAATATTTATAAATCTCGTAAGAATCATAAGCTGGACGAATGGAGGAACTTCTGCAAGTGGATTGAAGAGCTTCCGTATTCTGAGCTGATTACTGGAGGCGTGGAATGATAAGTATAATGCCGAAGTGGTTAAGAAAGATATTTCATAAGAAGCCAGATCCGTGTGATGGATGCGATATGGCTATGCTTACAAGTTGGATTTCCTGTGATACTTGCGTAGATGGATGTAATAAGCGGAAAGCTACAGAAAAAGAACTTGACGATTTTATGAAATATAGAGGAAGTCTTATGGGTAAGGAGTGATATTTTGACAGTTATAGTAAAAGACTACTGGAAGTCTCATATCAATGCTGTAATTTATGGATATTGTGTTTGTGGGCGAGAGGTACAGCACTCAGCTAAGAAGATTGATGAAAAGTGCCCCTTATGCGGAGCAACTCTTGAGTGGAATTTATCAGATAAGAAATTATGGCATAACGGAAAGGAGAACGAAACAATATGACACATGATAAGTATGATACTGATATTTTAAAAACTCTAAAGTCTATAGATGCGAGTTTGAAGAGTATTGCCAAAAGTGTACAGCCAGTAAACACAACAGTCGTTATTGATAACAACTCAGAAGAGGCTGTAAAAGAGTTCCTAAATTCATTACATAGAAAAAATGTTCAACGGGAGGATGCGGGATGTTAGCAAAGATTTTTGGTGTTTGTGTAGCACTGCTTATTATATTTGTAGTGATACCGTCATTCGCCATTGGATTAGTTATATGGTGGAATTTTGTTCATTACATATTCTTCGAGCCAAGTAGAAATGAATGTGGCGAAATTGATGAGTGCATCGGCTGCAATATTGAGGATTGTTATGATATTCATGGTGATGGTACAAACAAGAAGTGTAAATGGAAAAATTTAATCGATAAGGAAGCGGAGGAAATGAAAGATGACAATTAATGAGTTATTACCTATTTTAATACTGTTGTTTGTGGTGTTTATTTTGGTATATACACTTACAACTAGAATTTTAGAAAGTTTTGAGTATGAGTCAAAGATGGAGACGCTTGGTAAAGTTTCAAAAGCTTTGATAGAAAAAGGTGTATTGATTGATTATAAGGGCTTTACGGAATTACTGGACTTAGAAAAGGAAAAGGAAAATAAGAAATAGCAAATTAAGGAGAAGTAAATGCGTATGATTAGTGGGTTCGGTTACAGAAATCCAGAAGGTTATCCGGACCCAACTGCGTATAGTGCAATAAATAATGTAGAGAAAACACCTGTAGAAAACAAAACATCACCAGAAGATGAAGAACGTTTTCACAAGCTTTTAAATACTATATTTACTATATGTGAGTTGGCTGGATTTCATATCGAAGGAAGAATTGCTATAAAAGACTGTAAAACAGGTAAAATTTGGAGGTAACTATATGAAAATATGTAAAGTAAGACCAGATCGCTCGACCTGTTCCGCTTGTTTAGCTACTCAGGAAATGTGTAACGTGGTCGATGATTGTAGCAAATGTAAATTAAATACTGATACTTATGAATTATTGCAGATTGGAGCTGGATTTTTGGGCGTAGGTTACGCAATGGTTCAAAAAGATGGAAAAATAACCAAAGTGTCATTAAGTCGTGTTTATGATGTAAAGGAGGCTTTATAATGGATATGGAATATGATGATATTTTACAGACATTATGTGATGTGTGGGAAAAAGTTAAGGAGGTTATGAGAAAATTTGCCGAACGATTAAGGGAACTTTTCGGAAGCTTATCTAAAGTCGTTGAGCCTGGAAATCCTATAAAGATGACAGATTATCGATGTCATAGGGACTTTTACGTTCGTGCAGAGTATACATATATTCCAATATTCCGCAGAAATATGCCGTATCACAGAAGAAATTTTTAAGATTTGGAGGTAAATTTGCAGGTGAATAAGCGTGGAAGACCGCCTAGAGACGACGGAGAAGTGAAAAATAAGCAGTATAGGTTGCGTTTGTCGGACGGTGAGGAGTCTATTTTAGATGAATTATCGACTGAATATGGTATGCCAAAGGCTGAAATTTTGAGAAGAGGGCTGAGAATGCAACATAATTTGCTGAGACATACTGGGTAAATTGATAAAAATTGGCTAAATTCGTGGATATCCATTTAATCATTTTTGGTCATTTTCTGCCCACTTTTGGGAAAATAAAAACGGGTAGAGACTGAAAAATTTGGGCAAAAGTGCGAAAAATATTTAGTGGATATCCAACTTTGGTCAAAAATTTGGGTTTTCTGCCCACTTTTTAAAACGTTTTTGTCCATAGACCGAATGCCTGTAAACCCAGTATTTATGCGGGTTTCGAGCTCTTGGATATCCAACTTTGGTCAAAAACCCACTTTTTTTTCAACTTTAATGCGAAGAAAAAGTTTAATAAATATATATAATTAGCAAAAATTTTTGGGTTTTTGTCCAAGAAGGTAGTTCCAGCTCAAGGAGCGACTTTAAATTTAGTTTCGGCTATGGTATAATTTAAGAGCCACACAATCATATATTGCTAAACGTTTAAGGGAATGACTTTGGTAAAAAGTGTAATCTCTCTTTACTTGTACCCTTAGACGAAAAGCAAGATTGTGTGGCAACAATGGGAGATGCCTTTTTCGGTGCGTCTCTCAAATGGGGCGCACTTTTTATTTTGCGTTTCCATATTGATATTCTGGATATATGGAGGAGCAGAAATGAACGAATCAAGTGATAATACAATACAAATGCTGACATTACAAAATGATTTTCAGCTAGAACCAGTAAAGCAGGAAATTAATTTTGATAGAGGGTTTACTAAAATTTCTCTGACTAATAATCAGAAAAAACAAATTAGTGCTGCATTACAGCATATACCAACAGCAGTTGCTAGTAGCACAATGACAAATGCATATATTCTCAGATTCCCAGATGGAATTGACCACACTTTAATGTCATTGAAGCAAGGCGGAGTATCAGGTACATGGTTAGATGCATCTGGTCATATTGGTGGTACGGCATCTCTTTATCCGATGAATATAGAAGCTGCTATGTTAGGGGCGTTCTCGGCAATGGCAATAGCCTCCAGTCAATATTTTATAAAACAGATAAATTCTGAATTACAAATGATAAATCAAAGTATGGATAAAATTCTAGAATTTTTATATGGAGATAAAAAAGCAGAACTGCTATCAGAAGTAAGTTTTATCAAATATGCGTATGAGAATTATTCTTCAATTATGGGACATAATGAGCAGAGAGCTGCAACAATAGTAAGTCTTCAAGAAGCAAAGAAAGTTGCTATGAAGGACATTGAATTTTATTTGTGTGACCTAGATTCTACAATAAATAGCAAATCGAGTATAGACGAATTGGTGACAAATGCATTCCAAATAAAAGAAAGCTTAGAACTATCTATTCAATTGTATGGCATGAGTAGTGTACTCGAGACTTATTTCTCTCAAAATTATGATGTTGAATTTATCAAATATGTAGAGCAAGAAATAACGTCATATATTGACAAATGTGAAAAAAGGATTCTTAGCAGCTTTAGTGCTTTGAAAAAGTTTCTTAACGACTACAAAGGGCGACTGTTAAAAAAAGAAGATAAGTCACAATATGAAAAAATAGTTGGAGAATTAGTGGACTCTTTATATAACGGAGAAGAGTCGGCGATACGAAAGTCTCTTAGGAAAACATTACAAGAGACTTTATCTGCAAGGGAATATTATGTTAATGTTAAAGAGAATGGTGAAGTATATTTGAAAGAAGCTTAAAAAGTATATTACATACATGAGACAGAGGTATTGTTAAGTATCTCTGTTTTTTTTACGCTAAATTTGCAAGCTGTATTATGAGAAACAATCATTAAATTAATGGAGGTATTTATTATGAAGTATTGTACAAAATTAAGAAAAGAACAAAGTGATTTCGAGCAGTGGTTACCATTGGTTGGAAGTTATTGCGGAAATGCTAAAATAGAAAAAATATTAGAAATAGCAAATTCTGATCAGTATGTAATATGCTATACGGGAACATTAAAAGATTTCTTAGCTGAAAGACACTTCTTTGGTAAATCTAATGTATTTAGATGTGATTGGTAAATTTTAAGGAAGAATCTTGTTACTTAGGTTCTTCTTTTTTTTATGCTCTTTTTTGCGCGCGAAAAATACATTCCCTTTTATGAGGAGAGAGGTAAAATATGCATTTTTAACAGCATTCACTTTCTCTTTTGATATTTGTGAAAGGAGCTTACAAAATGTTAGAAAACAAATTCCAGGCTAATTTAATTAAAGAGCTTAAGAAACTTTTTCCTGGATGCATCGTTATGAAGAATGATGCGAGTTATATTCAAGGTATTCCAGACCTGCTAATTCTTTATAATGATAAGTGGGCTTCTTTGGAATGTAAAAAAAGCGCGTCGGCTAATAAACAGCCTAATCAAGAATATTATGTGGATCAAATGAACAGGATGTCTTTTTCTCGTTTTATTTGTCCAGAGAACAAGGAGGAAGTGCTATATGAACTTCAACAATCATTCCAATCTTGAGGGGCAACACGCTATCTTAGGAGCTAGTAAATATCATTGGATTAATTACAGCGAAGATAAAGTTGCCGATGTCTATTCAAAATTTCTTGCTACTCAGAAAGGGACTGTACTACATGCATTTGCTGCACAGTGTATTTCTTTGGGACAGAAATTACCAAAATCACAAAAGACTTTGAATATGTATGTTAATGATGCCATTGGTTATAAGATGACACCTGAGCAGACATTATTTTATTCTGAAAACTGTTTTGGAACAGCAGACTCAATTTCATACAGGTCTGGATTACTTAGAATTCATGATTTGAAGACAGGCGTAATTCCAGCACACATGGAGCAGCTTATGATTTATGCAGCTCTTTTTTGTTTGGAATATAAAGTAAAACCTGCTGATATTGATATGGAATTAAGAATCTATCAGAACAACGAAGTTCTGTATCATAATCCAACAGCAGAAGATATCGTTCCAATTATGGATAAAATTATTACCTTCGATAAGGTTATAAGAAAAATAAAAGAACAGGAGGGTTAATCGATGAATCGAATAGCTAAAGTATTATCTCAAATTTCAGATGATATGCTTATGCATTACGGTGTTGCCAGAAGATCTGGTCGATATCCATGGGGTTCTGGAGATAACCCTTATCAGCATAGTGGAGACTTTCTGAGTCGTGTGCAGTCTTTGAAAAAGTCTGGTATGAGTGAAACAGATATTGCTAAGACTATGGGGCTTACAACAACTCAGCTTAGAACACAAATGAGTCTTGCTAAAGATGAAAGAAGAGCAGTGCAGGTTGCAACAGCCAAAGACCTTAGAGAAAAAGGTTACAGTTTGAATGAAATCGCTGACAAGATGGGATTTGCAAATGACTCATCTGTAAGGTCTTTATTGAATGAAAATTCAGAAGCCAGAATGAACCAGGCGAAAGCCACTGCTGATGTTCTTAGAAAACTTATTGATGAAAAAGGTATGATTGATGTCGGTACCGGAGTTGAAAGAGAACTTGGAGTATCGAAAGAGAAACTTAACCAGGCTCTTTATATTTTGGAAATGGAAGGTTATCCGATTTATGGAGGTGGAGTTCCACAGGTTACTAATCCTGGAAAACAGACAAACATAAAAGTAATCTGTCCTCCTGGAACAGAGCATAAGGATATTTATAATTATGAGGATGTACATTCTGTAAAAGACTATATTTCTTATGATGGTGGTGAATCTTTTAGAAAAGGCTTTGAATACCCTTCTAGTATGGATTCTAATCGACTTGCTATCAGATACAAAGAAGATGGTGGTATTAACAAAGATGGTGTTATAGAACTTCGTAGAGGAGTCCAGGATTTATCATTAGGCGATTCGCATTACGCGCAGGTTCGAATAATGGTAGATGGAAAGAAATATCTAAAGGGAATGGCTGTCTATTCTGATGATATGCCAGATGGAGTTGATGTTATTTTCAATACCAATAAATCAAAATCAGTTCCTAAAATGGAAGTTCTTAAGGATATTAAGAATGACCCGGATAATCCTTTTGGTTCTTTGATAAAGGAACATGGTGGTCAAAGTTATTATGATGACCCAAAAGGAAAGTATACAGACCCCGTAACTGGAAAGAAACAGAGTTTGTCTTTAATCAATAAGAGAGCCGAAGAAGGAGATTGGGGCGAATGGAGTAAAACACTTCCATCTCAGTTCTTATCAAAACAGAGTCTATCTCTTATTAAAAAGCAGTTGGGTCTAGCAACGGCAGATAAGCAATCTGAATTTGATGAGATTTGTTCATTAACCAATCCTACAGTAAAGAAAACTTTGTTGAAATCCTTTGCTGATGATTGTGATTCAGCTGCTGTACATTTGCAGGCAGCGGCATTGCCAAGACAGAAATATCAGGTAATACTTCCATTGACAACCATTAAAGATAATGAGGTTTATGCACCAAACTATAAAGATGGTGAAACAGTTGCCTTAATTCGTTATCCTCATGGAGGAACTTTCGAGATACCAATTTTGAAAGTAAATAATAAGTTAGCTGAAGGAAAGAGGGTTCTTGGCAATACTCCGGCTGATGCCATTGGTATTAATAAAAAGAATGCTGATAGATTGTCCGGAGCTGACTTTGATGGTGATACCGTAATGGTAATACCTTGTAATTCTTCAAAGAGCAAAGTAAAAATTACTTCTACACATTCTTTAAAAGGATTAGAGGATTTTGATACAAAAGATGCATATGGTCCAGATTCTAGTAAACCTGTAAAAGTAGATTCTAAAGGAAAAGAATACTATACCAGAAATGGTAGAACATACCAAAGGATGACGAATACTCAGACTGAAATGGGTAAGATTTCTAACCTTATTACAGATATGACTTTGAAGGGTGCTACTGAACCAGAATTAGCAAAAGCTGTTCGTCATAGTATGGTTGTTATTGATGCTCAAAAACATAAGCTTGATTATAAGCAGAGTGAAATTGATAACGACATTGCAACTTTGAAGAAGAAATACCAAGGTACAACAGATTCAAATGGTCACTATCATGAAGGCGCGTCTACTCTTATCTCAAGAGCAAAATCTGAAACTTCTGTATTAAAGAGAAAAGGAAGTCCTACTATCAATGAAGATGGTTCTCTCAGTTACAAAGAAGTTAAAGAGACATACACTGACAAAGATGGAAAAATAAAAATTCGTACTCAGAAGAGTACAAAGATGGCTGAAGTTAAGGATGCCAGAGAATTATCATCCGGCACCCCACAGGAAGAAGCGTATGCAAAATATGCAAATTCTATGAAGTCTTTAGCAAATCAAGCAAGAAGAGAAATGGTTAATACTGGAAAGATTGCCTATTCTGCTTCTGCAAAAGCAACCTATCAGTCTGAAGTATACTCCCTTATGGGAAAATTAAATGTTGCTTTAATGAACGCCCCTCGTGAAAGACAAGCCCAGACTATTGCCAATGCAGAGGTTCAATCTAAGAAAAGAGACAACCCAGATATGACAAAGGCTGAAATTAAGAAGGCGAGTCAGCAGGCTCTATCGAAAGCCCGCAATTCTGTAGGAGCTAAGAGAACTTCTATAGATATAACTGATAAGGAATGGGAGGCTATACAGGCTGGTGCTATCAGTGAGAACAAGCTAACACAGATACTAAACAATACTAACATTGATGTTGTCAGACAAAAGGCTACTCCTCGTGCCACAACATCACTCAGTACAGCTAAACAGGGTAGAATTTCAGCTCTATCTGCATCTGGCTACAGTACATCTGAAATAGCAGAAGCTTTAGGGGTATCTACTTCAACTGTATCTAAGTATCTGAATGGAAAGGAGTGAACATAGAGAATGGATGTAACTAAGTGTGCATTGACTACAATTGACAACCCTTATGATCCGTTCGATCAGTTCACCGAATGGATGCTATATGACGAGGAGAAAGGCTATCACTCGACATCGTATCTTGGTCGCATCGCAAGGACATCGGATGAGCTATCGGATGAAGAGAATGACAAAGAGATCGAAAGAGCAATAGACGAAATCATCAAATATGATTTTAGAAACATATACAAGAAAGTGAAGAAAACACTAAAAAATACGCAGACTGTCTAAGGGTATAGGGGGGTGTCTAAAAAACATACCCCCACCCATATCGCGGCGGTCTTTATTTTTTCCCCAGAGGGAAATTTTTGAAAAATGTTCTGATATATCAGCAGGGTTTTAAAGAGTTTATAGGATTGTTACTGAGCGGTGGCTGGCTCATCTTTAAAGGTTGTCTCCTTTCATATACAAGAGTGTAGTAATAGTCTCTGTAAACTCTTTAAAACCTTGCTGAAACTTTATGTAAAGTGTGCAGAAATTATTTAAAAGGAGGCGGTAACTATGAGGAAAGTTAAGCCAGACTCATCTTCTGATACTGCCAGTCAGCGAATGCGACCAGCAATTACACCAGAGGCAAGGCAGAAACAAATGATTTCTCTTGCAACTGATTGTGCTGAGGATTTAATGAGGTCTGGTAAGGCACCATCGCAAATTATTGTCCATTATTTGAAACTCGGAACAAAACAGGCAGAGCTTGAATTAGAGAAGACAAAAAAAGAGTTAGCTCTAACAGAGGCTAAAACAAAAAGTATTCAATCTTCAGAACAGGCAGAGGAATTATACAAGAATGCACTTGATGCTTTCAGAGGATACAGTGGACAGGATACACAAATGGAGAGCGATGAATATGAGTGGGATGATTAGGACATATACAGAGCTTACCCGTTTGCCAACATTTCAAGAAAGATTTGAATATTTGAAATTAGATGGTTCTGTTGGAATAGAGACATTTGGTTTTGACAGATATTTGAATCAAATTTTTTATAACTCAAAAGAGTGGAAACGACTTAGAAACGAAATCATTGTCAGAGATAGAGGATGTGATTTGGCTTGTGAGGGATATGAAATTCAAGGGAATATTATTATTCACCATATGAATCCAATTACACCAGAGGACATCATAAATAGAAATGACGACTTACTTAATCCAGAGTATTTGATATCAACAGTATTGAATACTCACAATGCTATACATTATGGTGATTCAAGTTTATTACCACATGCACCTGTAGAGAGAAGAAAAAATGATATGTGTCCATGGAGACATTAGAAGGAGGTTACTTATGAGTGAGGAAAGAAACGAAAATCAGTCAGTGCAGACAGCATCTGTTACTAAGTCATCAGTAGAGTCAGCAGATACTAATACAAATAATGAAAACATTAAAGTTTTTGGTGTTGTTGAAAGTTGCGGATATCTGAGAGTTAGAAAGGAGCCAGATAAAGAATCGGATGTCGTTACAACAATTCCAGTTGGGACGATGGTGGAACTTGAAAATGATGAAGTTATTGATGGCTTCTATGCTGTTCATACAGAAGTAGGAGATGGCTATTGTATGGCTGAGTTCATTCGGGTTACTCGAGCTGAAAAGGAGTGACTATATGGCAGCAGAGAGAATGAATGACAGTATATTAACATCTGTGAAAAAAATGTTAGGTTTGTCAGAAGAGTATGACGCATTTGATTTAGACATTATTACACACATTAATTCTGTATTCACAATTTTGACACAGATTGGGGTAGGTCCTGATAATGGATTTATGATTGAAGATAAAACTCCTGTATGGACAGATTTTATACAGGATAGTGGAATTTATCAGCTTGTAAAATCCTATATGGTATTAAAAGTTCGATTATTGTTCGATCCACCGATGAGCTCTGCTGTATTAGAATGCTATAAAACCCAAGTAAACGAATACGAGTGGCGGTTGAAAACAATGGCTGAAAATCAGGAGGTGACGGAAGATGGTAACAGCAACTCAGACTGAATCCGATGCGTCCCTTTCTCACCACGGAATTAAAGGTATGAGATGGGGTGTTCGTCGTTTTCAAAACAAAGATGGCTCTTTAAAAAATGCAGGGAAGAAAAGATACAATGTTGACATTGAAGACGCCGTTACAAAGAAACAAAAAGCTAAAGCCTCAGCACGAAAGGCATCTGCACAATATAATCGTACATATTCAAAGAAAGATGCTGAGGCTTTTACAAAAGCAAATAGTAAGTTAAAATATGCTAATAGGCAAGTGAAAAACGAGAAAATAAAGAGTAAACTTAATGATGAGACAAAAAAGAGTAAAAGACGTTTAACACTTGAAAAACAGTATAAGCAGAGTGGTATGACAGAGGAAGAGGCTGCTATCGCTGCATATAAACGAGTCAAAACAGAAAAAGCTATAGCAGCAATTTCTGGAATGACAGTAGCGGCTATAACTGCATATGTTGCATACAAGCATTATGATAAAACTGTAGACAAAATAATAAAACCTGGCACTAAAATTCATAATATATCAACGAATAGCAATAAAGGCATTGAGGATGCTTTCTACTTTTCGCAAACAAAAATGGATCAAGCTAAATATAAAGGCATCTATGGAAAGGCTTTATCATCATATGGAACCAATAAAGTTTACGATACTCAAATTGGAATTAATAAGACTATAAAGGTCGCATCTGAAAAATCAGCTACTCGGGCATTGAGTGAATTAGTGAACGGAGACAAGCAATATGCAGAACAGCTAAGCAAACACTTAGAGTCTTCAAAAAATAGATATGCATTAAAATCGCAAAATGATCTCATATCTAAAGCGGCTACAAAGTTATCAAAAGGTAAAATAGATGCTGACGTCTATAATGCATTAAATTTAACCCTTGTAGATCATCAATTACCGACATCATCAAGTATCAATAAAGGCTTTTATGATAAATTGAAAAGCAAAGGGTATGATGCTATAATAGATATAAACGATAAAAAATATAGCGGATACAAAAGTAGTAAGCCTGTGATAGGATTTAATATGGCAGATAAAGCTACTGTTGATAAAATCAGTGAGGTTGGAAAACAGGAGATTGAAAAGAATTACAAAATTGGAATGACCGATTTATCGACTAGGGCTTATGCACCTGCGATTGCAGCTGGAGCGGCTTATGTAATGGGTATTAAAAAAGTTTCTGATACTCAGACAAAGAAAAAAGAGACACAAATTGTAAATGAATATAGAAAGAAGCATCCAAAATCTAATCTTAGTAACACGGAAATTTTAAATAATTATTACGATTATTAATATTCCGAGAAAGAAGGACTGAAAATGAAACGTGTAACTTACAATATCATAAAGCACATACCATTTGTAAAAACAGTTTTATCATTAACAGGAAATAACGAATATTTCTTATGTAGTCAGATGTTATCAGACAAAACTTTTGAACCAATTTTGGTATATATGCGTAAACATCCGGATATCGTTTTAACTGAAAAATTAGCAAAACAGATTTTAAAAAAGTAAATATTTGATTACTATGAGGGACTATGGAAACATAGTCTCTTTTCATTTGTAAAGAGATAGGGAGGTGAATATTCAAAATGAATAATGAATTAGAACACCACGGTATCAAAGGTATGAGATGGGGTGTTCGCCGTTATCAGAACAAAGATGGTTCTTTAACACCTCAGGGCAAAAAGCGATATGACAGAGATATAAGAGATAATCTCGCAAAGAAAAAAGATAACAGAATTGATACAAGTCATCCGGATCCTAATAGATGGGCTAGAGAAGATTTAGAACGAAGTAAAAAAATCGTTGACACCAGTTCGTCTATGGTTCGCCAGTTAAAATCAATGGAAATCGAAACGCGACCGAAATCTAAGCGAAAAAGTATGGATTTATCGAATATGTCTGATAAAGAAATGCGAGACAGAATCAACAGAGAGTTACTTGAGCAGCAATACCAAAAATTATTTTCGGAAGTTGAAGAGCCGAAGATATCTAAGGGACGAGAATGTGTTACGAATGTATTATCAGTAGCAGGTGATGTACTGGTGGTAACAGGTTCTGCTCTTGGTATCGCATTAAGCATTAAAGAATTGCGAGGTAAATAAGGAGTAAGATATGGCATTATCAAACACAGCCGTCCCGAAATATTACGGCATGTTTCGTGATGCCGTTATTCGAGGCGAAATACCAGTTAATAAGGAAATCTCTATGGAGATGAACCGTATTGATGACCTTATTGCAAATCCTGGAGTTTATTACGATGACAAAGCAGTTGAGGGATTTATCCTATATTGCGAAAATGAATTAACACTTACCGATGGTTCTGATTTGAATCTTCTTGATTCATTTAAAGTATGGTCTGAACAAATTTTTGGTTGGTATTATTTTGTTGAAAGAAGCGTCTATGAACCGTCAGAAGATGGTCATGGCGGACATTATGTTAAAAAGCATATCCGAAAAAGGCTAATTAACAAGCAGTACCTTATAGTAGCACGAGGCGCTGCAAAATCTATGTATGGTTCCTGCTTACAAAACTATTTTCTTAATGTTGATATCACAACAACACACCAAATTACAACTGCACCAACAATGAAACAGGCAGAAGAAGTTCTGTCGCCTATTCGTACAGCTATTACTCGTTCGAGAGGACCATTTTATAAATTCCTTACAGATGGTTCAATAATGAATACCAGTGGTTCAAAAGCCAATAGAGTTAAATTGGCATCGACCAAGAAAGGAATAGAAAATTTTCTTACCGGTTCGTTATTGGAAATTCGTCCGATGAGGATAGATAAGTTACAGGGATTGCAGCTCAAGGTTGCAACTGTTGATGAATGGTTATCTGGAGATATCAGAGAAGACGTAATCGGTGCTATTGAGCAGGGTGCGTCAAAGGTAGACGATTATTTGATTGTTGCTATTAGCTCTGAAGGTACAGTCCGTAACGGAGCTGGCGATACAATCAAAATGGAATTGCAGGACATCCTAAAAGGCGAATATATTAACCCTCATGTTTCTATCTGGTGGTACAAACTCGATTCTGTCGAAGAAGTTTCAAATCCAGATATGTGGTTGAAGGCTAATCCAAACTTAGGAAAGACGGTCAGCTATGAAACATATCAGCTTGATGTTGAAAGAGCAGAGAAAGCCCCAGCAGCAAGAAATGATATACTTGCAAAACGATTTGGTCTGCCGATGGAAGGTTATACGTATTACTTCACATATGAAGAAACTCTGCCACATCGAAAAAGAGATTTTTGGCAGTTGCCATGCTCTTTAGGTGGAGATCTATCACAGGGAGATGATTTCTGTGCATTTACGTTTCTGTTCCCATTATCTAATGGCGCATTTGGTGTAAAGACACGAAATTACATAACGCAGAGAACATTAATGAAATTACATCCTGCAATGAGAATGAAGTATGAAGAGTTCATTAAAGAAGGTAGTCTTATTGTCATGGAAGGAACTGTTCTGGATATTATGGATGTATATGAGGATTTGGATAACTACATTATTGAAAGTGGTTACGATGTAAGGTGTTTTGGGTACGACCCATATAACGCAAAAGATTTCGTAGAACGTTGGACACAGGAAAATGGTGTATTTGGTGTAGAAAAAGTAATCCAGGGAGCTAAGACAGAATCAGTTCCACTTGGAGAATTAAAGAAATTGTCAGAAGATAGGATGCTTCTGTTCGATGAAGAGCTTATGACATTTACGATGGGAAACTGTATTACTTTAGAGGATACTAACGGAAACCGTAAATTGTTAAAGAAAAGATATGATCAGAAAATTGATGCAGTGGCAGCTATGATGGATGCCTATGTCGCATATAAGCTCAATCGAGATATGTTTGAATAAGGAGGAAAAATTCAAAATGGAATTAACAGTTGGCTCCAGACTGAAACACGCCTGGAATGCATTTCTGAATCGAGCCCCCACTACCAATTATCAGTATGGTATAGGTGGAGGATATGCATATCGACCAGATAGATTTAGGCTCACAAGAGGAAATGAGCGTTCTATCGTGACCTCTGTTTACAATCGAATAGCTTTAGATGTAGCCGCCATTAACATTCAGCATGTTCAGTTGGATGATGAAGGGCGGTTTTTAAATGTTATAAAATCTGGACTTAATGATTGCTTATCATTAGAGGCAAATCTTGATCAGACAGGAAGAGCATTCATACAGGATGTAGTTATGTCAATGATGGATGAAGGTGTTGTGGCGATAGTACCTATTGATACCACAATTGACCCAGATATATCTAACGGATTTGATATAACGTCAATGCGAGTAGGAAAAGTAGTTGATTGGTATCCACAGCATGTAAAGCTGGAGGTATATAACGAACAGACAGGTGTAAGACAGACAATTACTATGCCAAAGAGAAACGTAGCAATTATTGAAAATCCGCTTTATGCCGTTATTAATGAACCGAATTCTACAATGCAGAGATTGGTTCGAAAGTTGAATCTTTTGGATGCTGTTGATGAACAGAGCAGTTCCGGAAAATTGGATTTAATTATCCAGCTACCATATGTTATCAAATCAGATGCAAGAAGAAAGCAGGCTGAACTTCGAAGGAAAGATATAGAAGAACAGTTATCTGGCTCAAAGTATGGAATTGCGTATATTGATGGAACAGAGCATGTTACACAGTTAAATCGTTCAGTTGAGAATAATCTGATGAAGCAGATTGAATATTTGACGAGTATGCTATATAGCCAGTTAGGTATCACTCAGAGCATATTAGATGGAACAGCTGACGAGAAGACAATGCTTAATTACTACAATAGGACAATAGAACCAATTTTGTCAGCAATTGTTGACGAAATGAAACGTAAGTTCCTTACAAAGACAGCTCGTACAAAGAACAAGTCAATTAAGTTCTTTAGAGACCCATTTAAACTTGTACCAATCAGTGAAATTGCTGAGATAACGGATAAGTTTACAAGAAATGAAGTAGCATCATCTAATGAAATGCGTCAGGTAATTGGATGGAAACCATCTGATGACCCTAAGGCAGACGAATTGAGAAATAGTAACATATCACAATCTGACTCTGGAATAGCAAATCAGACAGATGATGAAAATCAAGATATAGGAGGAGAAATTCAAAATGAAGTATGATTTTGGTGGCTATGCCACACGAAATAATCTCACTTGCACCGATGGTCGTGTAATTAAAAAAGATGCGTTCAAGTCACAGAATGGAGAAACAGTTCCACTTGTTTGGAATCACAACCATGATGTTGATGATGTACTTGGATTAGCACATCTTGAAAATCGCGAAGATGGTGTATATGCGTATTGTGAATTTAACGATACGGAAAAAGGTAAAACTGCAAAAGAACTGGTGCAGCATGGCGATGTGAGGTCATTGTCAATCTTTGCAAACCAGTTAATGCAGAAAGGTTCTGATGTAATTCATGGATTAATCAGAGAAGTTAGTCTTGTAATTGCTGGGGCTAATCCTGGAGCTTTTATTGATGATGTAATTGCTCATGGAGAGGATGGTTCTGGAATAATTGTTTGCTATGACGAGGGTGTAACAGTGTTTATGCACTCCGATGACAAACAGGATGATGAAGAGAAAACTAAGGATTCGGAAGATAAGAAAAAAGAAAAGTCAGAAGATGATGAGACTGTAGAAGATGTCTTTAAATCACTTACAGAAAAGCAGAAAACTGCTGTATATGCAGTTATCGGAACAATCATGGAAGATAACAAAAACAATGACGACTCAGATGATAATGAAGGAGGAAAAGAAGAGATGAAACATAACGTATTTGAGAATGGTGTACAGGCACAGGATAACACACTTTCTCATGTTGACCAGGTGGCTATCCTTGAGACAGCAAAGATGAGAACTGTTGGTACTTTTAAGAATGCATTACAGATGTATGCAGAGGAGAATGCACTTCAGCATGATGCAACTAGCAGTGGTGTTGCAACAGGAGATCTTTCTAAGCTTTTCCCAGAATATGCAGAGGTAAGACCTGGTGCACCGGAACTTATTACTAATGATCAGGGCTGGATTAGCACTGTTATTTCTAAGGTACATAAGTCACCTATGTCAAGAATCAGAACAACACAGGCTGATATCAGAAATATTGACACTCTTAAAGCTCATGGCTACCAGAAAGGAAAGCAGAAGAAGTTAGCAGGAAACTTCAATCTTGTAAGAAGAACAACAGACCCACAGACTATTTATGTAAGGAATGCACTTAACAGAGATGACATTGTTGACATCACTGATTTCGATTATGTTGCATATCTGTACAGCATTGATCGTATGAGCCTTAACGAGGAGCTTGCTAAGGCAATTATGATTGGTGACGGTCGTGATGATGGTGCAGAGGATAAAATCTTCCCAGAGCATATCAGACCAATCTGGCTTGATGACAACCTTTACACAATTCATACCGATCTCGATATTACAACTATGAAGGCTGAGCTTCAGGGAACAAATACAGGAGCAAACTTCGGTGATAACTATGTATACGCTGAAGCAATGGTACAGACATTACTCTATGCAAGAGAGAACTATAAGGGAACTGGTACACCAGACTTATACTGCACACCGCATATGGCAAATGTAATGCTTCTTGCAAGAGATTTGAACGGTAGAAGAATCTACTCTTCTAAGGCTGAGCTTGCTACAGCGTTAAATGTTGGCAGCATCAATACAGCCGAGCAGTTCGCTAACAAGACAAGAAAGACTTCAGATGGAAAGACAAAGAAGCTTATCGCTCTTGTCGTAAATCTTCAGGATTATTCTCTCGGAGCAACAAAGGGTGGAGAAATCACACACTTCACTCAGTTCGATATCGACTTCAACCAGGAGAAATCACTTCTTGAGACACGCTGCTCTGGAGCTCTTACAAGAGTCTACTCAGCAATTGCTATTGAGGAAGATGTCACAGATACTAAGGGTCAGCAGACTGGCGACTTAGCAGGCTAAGATAAATCTTAGAAAGGAAATTTCAAAATGAGTAAATTTTTTGGAGCAATTGGTTATTCCGTATCAGAAGAAACAGCTCCCGGTGTATGGACAGACCATATTGTAGAGCATAATCATTATGGTGATGTTAATAGGAGTAAGGCTCAGCACGAAACTGGAACATCACTTAATGATAACCTTAATATTTCAAATGAGTTTAGTATTATTGCTGACCCGTTTGCTTATGAGAATTTCCAGAATATGCGATATATCGTATTTATGGGAGCTAAGTGGAAAATTACGAGCGTAGAAGTTCAGTATCCACGATTAATTCTGACAGTTGGAGGTGTTTATAATGAGCAGACGACTTAAACTGCATAGTATTCTTTGCGGCATATTAGATTGCCCAGAGAGAGGAAAAGAATGTCGAGCTTATTTTCAGCCGCCAGCATCTGTTAGTATGAAATACCCTGCCATTGTGTATGCCCTTAATGGAAAAGATAAGAGGCACGCCGATGACAGGGTTTATTTGTCTTCAAATCGTTATTCGGTGACAGTTATAGATAGTAATCCGGATAGCGACATAGTAGACAAAGTATCTGAGTTACCAATGTGCAGGTTCAATACAGCCTATACCAAGGATAATTTGAATCACACAGTATATGAAATTTATTATTAGGAGGAAATCAACATGTCAAAACTTACATGGGATAATGAAGGTGAGCGATTGTTTGAAACTGGTGTCAGTGAAGTCGCTCTTTACCCATTTCAGACAAATGGTTACACAAAGGGTGTTGCTTGGAATGGTGTAAGTTCTATTACAGACAGTCCTGGAGGAGCAGAGTCGAATAAGATTTATGCAGATAACATCGAGTATCTCAATCTTATGTCTGCTGAAACAGCTGGTGGAACTATCGAAGCATATACGGCACCAGATGAGTTTGCTGAATGCGATGGTTCTGTAGAGGTTGCACCTGGAGTATATGCAGGTCAGCAGAACCGTAAGAAGTTTGGTCTTGCATATAAGACTATTCTCGGAAATGATACAGAGTCAAATGACCATGGCTATAAACTTCACTTAGTATGGGGATGCCTTGCTTCTCCATCAGAGAAACAGAATTCATCTGTAAATGAGAGTCCAGAGCCATTGGCTATGTCCTGGGAATACAGTGCAACACCTGTTAAAGTTACTGCGGCTGTTAAGGGTAAGAAACTCAAAGCAACAGCTACAATGACATTCGACTCGACAAAGGTAGATGCCACAAAGCTTCAGAAGTTGGAAGGTATTCTTTATGGAACAGATGGTTCTGGATCAACTGAGCCAAGACTTCCAATGCCAGATGAAATCATTTCTATGATGACAACCGAAGGTTAATTAAATATTCAGTCTATGCGACGTATTCAGTTCGGCTGGCGTCGCTTTTTTTTAATTTGAAAGGAGAAATTCAAAATGCATAAAGAAACTATTACTTACGTTGATTTCAACGGGACAGAAAGAACAGAAGACCATTATTTCAACCTTAGCAAAACAGAGATTACGGAGTTAGAGGTAAGTATGCCTGGCGGTCTTGCAGAGTACCTTATGGGAATTGTAAATGCCAAGAATGTTCCGGAAATTATGGCTTCATTCAAGAAGATTATCTTATCCGCATACGGCATCAAGTCGGCAGATGGAAGAAGGCTTGAAAAAGGAGAAGAAATCAGCAAAGCATTCACAGAATCACCGGCATATGACGTGCTGTTTCAGAGATTATTCTTATCTGGAGATGTTAATGCTGCTTCTGATTTTATCAATGCAATCATTCCTCAGATTAAGGATGATGCAGCACAGTCAGCAGCAGAGAATAAGAATTTAACAGTTGTTTCGGGAACGGCACAGTAAATTCCATTTGGGAGGTGTACAGATGCTTAATATCGTAATACCTTCAGTTGAATTATGGGATGAAAAGAATGAACAGTTCATCCATACAAAGGAACGAAAATTACAGTTAGAGCATTCTCTGGTTTCAGTTGCTAAATGGGAAGCTAAGTGGAATAAGCCTTTTATAAACAAGAAAGAGAAAACCACCGCAGAGATTATCGACTATGTGCGATGTATGACCATTACACAAAATGTACCAGATGATTGCTACAACTATTTAACAATAGCAAACATAGAAGAAGTGAACAGGTATATTGCGTTACCAATGACTGCTACTTGGTTCACTGAAACAAAAAAGAAAATAACAACAAATCGAGAGCAGATTACAGCGGAACTTATTTATTACTGGATGATTAGTTTCAATATTCCTATGGAATGTCAGAAATGGCATTTGAATAGATTGCTTACTTTGATAAGGGTATTCAACGAGAAGAATCAACCTAAAAAGAAAATGAGTCAGCAGGAACTATATCGTCAGCACGCTGCAATAAACGCTGCAAATAGAAAGAGATTTCATTCAAAAGGATAGGAGGACGAAATACTATGGGACTTAATGGTATTGATATCAGCGGTTGGCAGGAAGGTATTGATTTATCTGCTGTTGCCGCTGATTTTGTAATTATGAAAGCTACTCAGGGTACTGGATTTGTCAGCAAAGATTTTGTTAGACAGTATCAGCAGGCAAAAGAAAATGGAAAGCTTGTCGGATGTTATCACTATGCCGAGGGAGGCGATTATGTTGCAGAGGCAAACCATTTCCTTGATGTTGTTGGAAATCGCGTGGGAGAAGCTATTCTTTGTCTTGATTGGGAAGGACAGGATAATCCAACATTTGGTGAGAACGATTTCGATTGGGTTAAAGGATTCTGTGATTATGTATTCTCTAAGACTGGTGTAAAACCACTTGTCTATATTCAGAAGAGTGCTATGGAAAGAATTGACGGTATTGGTGATTACGGACTATGGATTGCGCAGTATCCAGATTACACACCAACTGGATACCAGGAGACACCTTGGAATGAGGGGGCTTATGCGTGTGCTATTAGACAGTATAGTTCAGTTGGTCAGATTAGCGGATATAACGGAAATCTTGACCTCGATAAGTTTTATGGTGATGCTGACTCTTGGAGAGCATATGCAGCTATAAACGGAGAGAATGTGTCACCAGAGCCAACACCTCAGCCAGTAGTTAATACTCCAGATGGTTCCACTCTTGAATTAGTTGAAAGAACTATGAGTGGCGAATTTGGAGACGGAGATGACAGAAGGGCTAATCTTGGAACACGATACGATGAAGTACAGAGTTTCATTAACCATATTTATGAAGCTTCTGCCAATGATTTGGCAAATGAAGTTCTTTCTGGAAAATACGGTAATGGTGATACAAGAAAGGCTGTTTTAGGAGACCGTTATTCGGAGGTACAGGGAATTGTAAATGGTGAAGCAGAAAAGAAATACTACACAATTCAGTCTGGTGATGTGTTATCAAAAATCGCCGCTGCTAATGGTACTACGGTTGACAATCTTGTACGTCTTAATGGCATTGGCAATCCGAATCTGATTTATGCAGGTACGAAGATTAGAGTTAAGTAGGGGTAAATACATATGATCAGTTTCAGACAAAAGGGCGACTTCCACAAGCTTACCAGATATCTGGAAAGAGTGAAAGAAGTAGCACAGATAGGCGACCTTGATAAGTATGGTCGTCAAGGTGTGGCAGCCCTTGCGTCTGCTACGCCGAGAAATACTGGAAAAACTGCAAATTCGTGGAATTACGAAATCAAGCAGGAGAAGGGTTCAGTATCTATTAGATTTTATAATACAAATATTCAAAATGGAGTTCCAATTGCAATTATCTTGCAGTATGGACATGGAACTCGTAACGGAGGCTGGGTACAGGGTCGAGATTATATCAATCCTGCTATTCAGCCTATTTTTGACGAAATTGTCAAGTCGGCGTGGAAGGAGGTTACAAGTCTATGAGTACAACTGTTGATCAAAGAGTCGTTGAAATGCGATTTGACAATAAGCAGTTTGAAAATAATATTCAGACAAGCTTATCTTCTATAGACAAACTTAAAAAGAGCTTGAATATGGATGGAGCAACAAAAGGACTTGAAAGTGTTGAAAAAGCCTCTGGTAAGATAAATCTTTCTGGATTATCAAATGCTGTTGAAACCGTTAATGCTAAATTCTCAGCATTAGAGGTTATGGCTATTACGGCATTGGCAAATATTACAAATTCGGCAGTAAATGCAGGTAAAAGTATTGTATCGGCACTAACTATCGATCCAATCAAAACAGGATTTCAAGAATATGAAACGCAGATTAATGCAGTTCAGACAATCTTAGCAAATACTTCATCAAAGGGTACTACCCTTGACCAGGTTAATAATGCATTAGATGAGTTAAATCGTTATTCAGATAAGACCATTTATAATTTTACGGAGATGACACGTAATATTGGTACCTTTACAGCGGCGGGTGTTGATTTGGATACCTCTGTTTCTGCAATTAAAGGTATTGCCAACCTTGCCGCTGTATCAGGATCAAATTCACAGCAGGCAAGTACAGCAATGTATCAGTTATCACAGGCATTAGCGGCAGGAACAGTAAAATTACAGGATTGGAACTCAGTCGTAAATGCTGGTATGGGTGGTCAGGTATTCCAGGATGCTTTAAAAGAAACAGCAAGAGTGCATGGAATAGCTATTGACGACATGATTAAAGATGAAGGGTCGTTCAGAGAAACTTTACAGAAAGGCTGGTTGACATCTGACATTTTAACGGAGACATTATCTAAGTTTACAGGTGACTTGAATGAGGAACAGCTCAGAACTATGGGTTACTCAGAAGACCAGATAGCATCAATAATCAAAATGGGGCAGACTGCCAATGATGCCGCTACAAAGGTAAAGACATTTTCTCAGTTATTTGACACATTGAAAGAAGCAGCACAGTCTGGATGGACTCAGAGCTGGGAAATTATCGTTGGTAACTTCGATGAAGCAAAAGAATTACTCACAGAGATGAGTAATACATTCAGTGCAATTATAAATTCATCAGCAGATGCTAGAAATAGTATGTTACAGGGTTGGAAAGACTTGGGAGGAAGAACAGCGCTTATAGAAGCAGCAAGAAATGCTTTTGAGGGTGTGCTTAGTATTATTAAGCATGTGAAAGAAGCATTCCGCGAAATCTTCCCGCCAATGACTGCGCAACAATTATACAATATTACAGATGCGTTAAAAAATTTGACAGCACATTTGAAACTCAGCGATACGAATTCGGAAAATTTGAAAAGAACATTCAAGGGTTTGTTTGCAGTAATTGACATTGTTAAGCAGGCATTCGTAGCAGTTGCAAAAGGAGTAGGCTCTCTATTAGGAGGGACTGGTGATTTAGCCGGTTCTATTTTATCTGTAACAGCTCGTTTCGGAGATTGGCTTGTAAAACTTGATGAAACTATCAAGAAAACAGATATATTCAATGTCGCTATACAGACCGTGATTAAATATATAAAAACAGGCGTGGCAGTAGCAACAGATTTAATTGACAAAGCTGTTGACGCAGTCACAAGATTCGCAAATGCTATAAAGCAGAAGTATGATACCGGCGGATTTGCAGTTATTCATTCTGTTCTGGAAAGAGTACATACAAGAATGTCAGAAGTTGGAGAAGCTGCTGACGGAATGCGAAGCGGTGTTGAAATTGCAATCGGTGCAATGGGTAAGGCACTTGAAAATTCTAAGTTTTTACAAGTACTCCAGGCATTATGGGATGGGGTAAAGACTATTGGAACTGGTATTGCAAAAGCAATGAAGACTCTTGCAAGTGGATTTGTAGAAGACATTAGCGATATCAATTTCTCAAGTGTGTTCGATGTTCTCAGCGGAATTTCATTAGCTGGAATTGCGGTTGGAATCAATAAATTCCTTAAAGGAATAACAGATGCTGTGAGTGATGTTACGAAACTAACAGACCAAATCAAGGGGATTCTTGACAGTGTTAGAGGTTGCTTTGAAGCATATCAGACACAATTGAAAGCGGGAACTTTGATTAAGATTGCCAGTGCAATCGCAATTCTTACTGGCGCGATTGTTGTGCTTTCACTTATTGACTCTGCAAAATTAGCATCAGCTATTACCGCATTAACAGGATTATTTGCAGAACTTATGGCATCTATGGCTATCTTTACAAAGATAAGCGGCGATCTTAAGAAAGCAACAAAGACAGTTACAATTATGTTGGGATTATCAGTTTCGGTGCTAATTCTTGCATCAGCATTGAAAAAGATTGCATCTTTGAGTTGGAATGAGATAGCTAAAGGGCTTACCGGTATTACAGTAATTTCTGGCGTATTGGCAGGAGTTGCAAAAGTTATTTCAAAAGATGAAAAGACAATTGCAAAAGGGGCGTTTAATCTTATATTCCTGGCAACAGCTGTTAAGATATTAGCATCCGCTTGCAAAGATATATCGCAACTTAGTTGGGGAGAACTTGGCAAGGGACTTACTGGAGTAGGTGTCCTAATGGCAGAAATAGCTTTATTCTTGAATACGGCTAAATTTAGTGGAAAAGCAGTATCAACAGCAACGGGAATTCTTGTGCTATCAGCTGCTATAAAAGTATTAGCATCCGCTTGCAAAGATTTTGGTTCTATGCAGTGGAGTGAGATTGGAAAAGGTCTTACAAGTATTGGCATATTACTCGCAGAGATTGCAACATTTACAAATCTTACAGGCAATGCTAAACATGTTATATCTACTGGTATTGCATTAATCGCTATTGCAGGCGCAATGAAAATTATGGCATCGGCTGTAGAAGATTTTGGTTCTATGCAGTGGGATGAAATTGGCAGAGGACTGACTGTTATGGCAGGGGCATTGGCAGAGATTACATTAGCTGTCAATTTCATGCCTAAAAATATGGTATGAACAGGTGTTGG